CTATCTTTGCACCTGATGGTGGTGAAGAAGAAACTAAACTGACTGGTAAGCTTGGCGGTTCTGTACAAGCAACAGAACGGCTCTCCGTATATGGTGAAGTTGCTGCAACCTTTGATGATGTAAATGATTACGGCACTAAGCTTGGAGTCAAGTACAGCTTCTAATAGCTAAATAGAATAAGGGGGGTGCAATTCCTCCCCTAGCTCTAGACTGCCAGGTCTTTAAATTGGTCTTACTTAATCGCTTCATTGGCGATGCTTAATCGCTTCATAAACATGCACTATTATTTAAATGGCTACGTCTACAATTGCGCTACAACAACAAAAGAATATTTGGAACAACTTCTGTGACTGGGTAACCAGTACTAACAACCGACTGTATGTTGGTTGGTTTGGAGTGCTTATGATTCCAACACTACTAGCTGCCACAGCTTGCTTCATCGTTGCATTCATTGCAGCCCCACCCGTTGACATCGACGGAATCCGTGAGCCCGTTGCTGGCTCTCTCATGTATGGAAACAACATCATCTCAGGGGCAGTCGTCCCATCTTCAAACGCCATCGGTCTACATTTCTACCCCATCTGGGAAGCTGCAAGTCTTGATGAGTGGCTCTATAACGGTGGACCTTTCCAGCTTGTCGTCTTCCACTTCCTTATTGGTATCTACAGTTACATGGGACGAGAGTGGGAACTTAGTTATCGGCTTGGAATGAGGCCTTGGATCTTTGTTGCATACTCCGCACCCGTGGCAGCGGCATCGGCTGTCTTCCTTGTTTATCCCTTTGGACAAGGTTCTTTTTCAGATGCTATGCCTCTTGGCATTTCCGGTACTTTTAATTATATGTTCGTTTTCCAAGCCGAGCACAACATCCTCATGCATCCCTTCCACATGTTGGGAGTTGCTGGTGTATTTGGTGGTAGCTTGTTCTCAGCTATGCATGGATCTTTGGTCACGTCTTCCCTTGTACGTGAAACGTCTGAAGATATTAGTCAGAACTATGGTTACAAGTTCGGTCAAGAGGAAGAGACTTATAATATTGTTGCAGCACATGGTTACTTTGGTCGTCTCATTTTTCAATATGCGTCGTTCAATAATAGCCGTAGTCTTCATTTCTTTTTGGCTGCTTGGCCTGTGGTGGGTATTTGGTTTGCTGCTCTTGGCGTCAGCACTATGGCATTTAACCTGAATGGTTTTAACTTTAACCAGTCCATCCAGTCTTCTGATGGTCACGTCCTTAATACTTGGGCTGACATCTTGAACCGCGCTGGTCTTGGTATGGAAGTAATGCATGAGCGTAATGCTCATAACTTCCCACTTGATCTTGCATCAGCTAGTTCTACACCTGTTGCCCTGGTGGCACCTACAGTCGGCTAGAAGCACGTCCGTTCATCCTTCGGGACGCATGACACCATAAGCATGGAACGGGGCTTGTGGAGCTTCTTAGGAGGTTACTGTGCAGAGCAAGACTTATTGCTATCGCGGTGTCAAGTACACCAAGTGAGATAGATCTTACAGAGGGGTGCAATTCCCCTCATCACTATTGGCATTGGCCCTTACGAGGATACCCTTTGCCGTCTAGACGGTGGGATAGACCACAATACAAATTAAATAACTCAAAGATCTTTGAGAGTCTATATCTTATTACTCTCTTTTTAAAATGGCTTTTCAATCTTCTGTTAACCCCGCACAGCTAACTCAGCTGGGCCAGGCTAACATGGCGGGTGATACCCGCGCTCTCTATCTGAAACTGTTCAGTGGAGAAATGTTCAAAGGCTTCCAACGTAACACGATCGCCCGCGATCTTGTGATGAAGCGTACACTTAAGAACGGCAAATCTTTGCAGTTCATCTACACCGGGCGCACCAAAAGTGAATTCCATACGCCTGGAAATAGCATTTTGGGTGATAGCAATGCTGCACCTCCTGTGGCTGAGAAGACCATCACGGTTGATGATTTGCTGATCAGCTCAGCTTTCGTTTACGACCTTGATGAGACTCTTTCTCATTACGATCTGCGCTCGGAGATCAGCCGTAAAATCGGCTACGCCTTGGCAGAAAAGTATGACCGCTTGATCTTCCGTGCTATCACTCGTGGTGCACGTGCAGCATCACCAATCACTAAGGCTGGTTATGTTGAACCCGGTGGTACTCAGGTTCGTGTTGGTACTACTGCTAACGCATCTGATGCTTATTCTTCTACTGCTTTGGTAAATGCATTCTATGATGCTGCCGCTGCATTGGATGAAAAGGGAGTCAGCCAGGACGGACGTGTGGGTGTCCTGAACCCCCGTCAGTACTATGCACTGATCCAAGCTGTTGGTTCTAATGGTCTGATCAACCGCGACGTTCAAGGTTCCGCACTGCAAGGTGGCGACGGAATCGTGGAGATCGCTGGTATCAAGATCTACAAGTCCATGAATATTCCTTTCTTCTCTCAGTATGGTACTAAGTACGGTACTGGTTCTGCTACTAACCCTGGCGTTACCGATCCTGGTAACACCGGTACGTTTGTATCCGAAGCTGTTGAAGATGCTGCTAACGATGTTACCGGTATCAACAATGAGTACGGTGAAGAAACCGAATTTGCTAATAGCTGTGGTTTGATCTTCCAGCGTGAAGCTGCTGGTTGTGTCGAAGCGATTGCTCCTCAGGTCCAAGTGACCAGTGGCGACGTTTCTGTTATCTATCAGGGTGACGTGATCCTTGGCCGTTTGGCCATGGGCGCAGACTACCTGAACCCAGCTGCTGCTGTTGAACTGTTTGCCGGTGTTGCTACCAAGCCTGCCGCATTCTAATTTATATTATACTGGGAGTCTCTTCGGAGGCTCCTTTTTTTTAATTCTTTATTGAGAATAATACTCATTATCAAACTATGCCTTTTCCTACTACTGGCTCCAACACTGAGCTACAAGCTGTTAATCAGATCCTGGCGTCAGTTGGTCAGGCTCCTGTTACCACGTTGACAACTGAAGAAACTCTTGTAATTAATGAAACCGCAAGGTTCACTGGTTCTATCTCTGGCACAACGCTAACCACTACTACTGCTAATATTCCTGTCGGAACTTATATCGGCGGTACTGGTGTGACTACTGGCACATCTATTGCTGTTGCTGGTGTCGAAGCTTCTCCTGCTACAGATCCTGTTACGTATGAATACACTGTTAACATTTCACAAACTGTTGCAGAACGTGCTCTTACTCAATCCAGCGTTACAAGTAGAGTTGAAAATCAAACCAACCCGGACGTTGCAATTGCACTCAACACCCTGAGGGAAGTCTCGCGTGAAGTACAATCAGAAGGCTGGTCCTTCAATAAAGAATTGGATTATCCAATCACACCTGATTCTAATAACGAAGTAAACATTGCTAATAATGTTCTTCAAATGGATCTGAATAGAACTTACACACAAAACATTGATAGGGATTCAATTAATCGTGGTGGTAAACTCTACGACAAAAAGAAGCATTCCTACAAATGGACAGACGAAACACTTTACGTTGATATTACCTGGTACTTTGACTGGGCTAATATCCCTGATCCTATCCAAGCTTTTATTGTAGCTCGTGCAGCTTCCGTTGTATCTAGTCGCATCATTGGTGATGGTAATCAATACCAAATGCTACAACAGAAAGAAGCTTTTGCCCGTGCTATGGCTATGGAATACGAATGCAACCAAGAGGATTTATCATTCTTTGGTGCCCCACCTAGTGGTAATTATTACCAACCTTATCAGCCGTATCATACTTTACAACGCTAATGCCCTCAGTAACTCAACTGACACCTAACTTCCTTGGTGGTGTCTCAAGACAAAACGACGACAAGAAATTAGAAGGTCAGGTAACTGAGTGCATTAATGGTTACCCTGACGCAACCTTTGGTCTACTTAAAAGACCTGGGATGAAACACATCAATGTATTAAAGAAAGCCAATGGTACTGCATTTACCAAGACTGAGTTAGCAAATGCATCATGGTTTTATATTGACCGTGCTAGTGCTGGTTCTTACATTGGTTGTATTAAAGGAACAGATATTTTTATTTGGACTGCAGCTGATGGTACGTTCTGTACTGTAACTAATACTGGTACAGCATATTTAACTGGTACGAGTGCAAACGATTATCATTTTCGTAGCATTCAAGATACTACAATTATTACTAACAAAACTGTAAACACTGCTATGCAAGCAGCTGGTACGTTTGTTGCTAATTCAGTTGCTACTCTTAAACTGCTTACACTTGTAGAAGCGGATGAATACGTAGTTACTATTCAACATATAGAATCACAAGTAACTGCTCAAAATAATACAACATTTGATGATATGTTGTTGTATGATGCATCTGGTGTTAATGCTAACCATCATTTAATTGATAGTATTAAAGCTACTATTGAAGCACAACATACAGCATCTAATGCAGATTTTGATGGTATCTGGTATTTAGAAGGTTATACTGATAGTATTGTTATTAAACGTGGTACTGGTACTAATGCAGTTGTAACTGATTACAGTGCAGTTACTGGTACTCCTGTAGCCTTTGACATTGATGCTAGAGGTGGTCTTAATAACACTGCATTAGAAGTATTTGAAGACGATGTAACTGAGGTATCTAAACTACCAACTGAATCTTTTACTGATCATAACGTAAGAATTTTAAATAGTGATAGTGCTGAAGATGACTACCATGTTAAGTTTGTTGCTTACGACACTACTTTAAACAGAGGACGTGGTTATTGGAAAGAGACCGTAGCACGTGATGCATCTCCTGGTCTAGATAACACAACCATGCCACATGAGTTGGCTAACACAGGTGCTACTACGTTTACATTCGGACCTATTACTTATAAAAATAGGCTTGCTGGTGATGATGTAACCAGCCCTATTCCTTCCTTCATTGGCTCACCTATTAACTCTACCTTCTTTTACAGTAACCGTTTTGGTGTATTGTCTGCAGATAATATAATTCTTGGTGTGGCTAATGACTCCTATAATTTCTTTGTCAAGTCGGCATTAACACAGATTGACTCTGACCCTGTAGATCTAAACGTATCTAGTGTTCGTCCTGTTACATTGTCTGAGGTACTGCCTTCACCACAAGGACTTATCTTGTTTAGTGAACGTCAGCAGTTTCAACTCTATGCAACTGATGCTAGTATTCTTACACCCACTTCTGCTGTGATCCGAGCACTTGCTAACTATGAGATGGCAACTGATATAGCACCTGTAGACATTGGTACTACCTCTGCATTTATCAGTCGTGTCCCTGGTTATAGCAAACTATTTACAATGTCTCTACGTGATGTAGAACAAACACCCATTGTTGTAGACATCAGTAAAGCAGCCCTAGAATATATCCCCGATACTGTTGATGGTCTAACAGCAAGTCCTCCTAACTCTGTTGTTATGCTGATCGATAGAGATGAATCTTTCCTTTATATTTATCGTTATTATAATAATGGTAAGGAAGATTTGTTTCAAGCTTGGACTAAATGGCAACTACCTGGTTTTATCCAAACTGCTAAGATCATTAATGATGATGTTATTACTGTTCAACAGCATGAGGATGAATATACTATAGGCTCCCTGAAGCTTGATGATATGCCCTCAGGAGACGTTATCTCTACTGCAGATGCTATCACAGGTAACCCATGTTTAGACATGGCTACGAGGCCCGTAAAGCCCGATGTGAGCGTTAATGCTGTTGTGTACGACACGGCAAATGACATTACTAAAATCTACGTACCTTATACACCTATTGCAGACAAAGAAGCTGCTATGCTTCTTACTGTCCCTACAGCAGATGTAGGTACTACAGCAGTACTAGATTCAGATCAAGGTTACTATGCTA